TTATTAATCCTTTGATTATTGATAGAGAACATAACGTTCTAGCTGGGCATGGTAGACTTGCAGCAGCCAAAGCTGAAGGCTATAAAGAGGTGCCATGTGTATTTGTTGAGGACTTAACTGAAGCTCAAAAGAAAGCATACATTCTGGCAGATAATCGTATGGCTCTTGATGCTGGTTGGGATGAAGAACTATTAGCAGTAGAACTTGAAGGTTTATCTGATTTAGGTTTCGATTTATCACTTACTGGTTTTGATGAAAAAGAACTATCTAACCTATTCAAAAGTGATGAAGCTGAAATCGAAGATGACGATTATGATTTAACAGAAGCTTTAGAAAAAGCAGCGTTCGTGGAATATGGTGATCGCTGGATTGTTGGTCGCCATGTTTTAGTTTGTGGTGATGCTACTAAACTAGATGATGTCAATAAACTCATGGATGGTAAAAGAGCAAACTTGCTTCTGACCGATCCGCCTTACGGAGTTTCTTTCACGAGTTCAAGTGGACTCAAGATTAAAAACGACTCACTCAAGAATGAAGAGTTCTATCAGTTCTTATTGAAGGCATTTAAGAACATGGTTGATCACTGTGAGCCTGGTGCATCGGCTTATTGTTTCCATGCAGATACAGAAGGATTGAACTTTAGAACGGCTTTTCATGATGCAGGACTACACTTAGCAGGTTGTTGCATTTGGGTGAAAGACTCTCTGGTTTTAGGTAGATCCGATTATCAGTGGCAACATGAACCTATACTTTATGGTTTCTTAAAAAATGGTACACATCGCTGGTATTCGGATAGAAAGCAAACAACTATCTGGAACTTTAAAAAACCGAAAAGAAATGAAAATCATCCAACGAGTAAGCCACTTGACCTTCTTTCATATCCTTTAAGAAACAGCTCACAAGAGAATGCCATTGTTGTTGATACCTTTGGTGGCTCAGGTTCCACTTTGATGGCCTGTGAACTGACAAATAGAATCTGCTACACAATGGAAATCGATGAAAAGTATGCGTCAGTTATTCTAAGAAGATACGTGGAAAACACAAGTGATGTTGAAAATGTTTATTGTATCAGAAACGGACAAAAAGTAGCATACGCAGATGTTGTTAAGCAAGTTGATGGCAGTTCAGATAATTCTAGTACTAATGACTTGATATAAATGCCGTTTAGAGCGATATATATAGTACCTTAAAGGAGGTATAGAAATGGCAGAGAAAACAATAGAAGAATTAAGAACTGAGCTAAAGGAAACTTGTGAAAAGTATGATACAAGATTTTCTGGGATTGAGTATTTAGTTAACTATTACATTAATTCACTGAAATGGACTGAAAAAGAAGCACTCGAATATGCGTTGAAGTTATTTCACAATGGAACAATCACACAGATTAAACTTATAGGTAAAGATGGTAAAGAATTATGATAACCAAAAAGCAACTTGCTGAATTAAGAATCACGTATCCAAAAGGCACAAGGATCGAACTACTGAAGATGGACGATTTTCAAGCACCGCCACTTGGCACAAAAGGAACGGTCGTTGGAGTTGATGATATTGGCTCCATTTTAGTTCATTGGGACAACGGAAGTTCGTTAAATCTTATATATGGCGAAGACCTATTTAGAGTAATAACCGAAGACAAAGTTTGATATATAAATATATCAAAAATAGTTGAAAAATACTTCTCAAATGACTTGATATAAATTGCTTTTAGAGTGATATATATACACGACAAAAGAAACACGCAAGTCTAATGAGGAGGATTAAAATGAAAGAAAAAATCAAAAACCAAATCGACAACATGAAGAATCAAACAATCGGTGTTGAGATTGAAATGAACAACATTACAAGAAAGAAGGCAGCAGAACTTGTAGCCGATTTCTTTGGAACCAGAGCGTGGAACGCAGCAAGCGAATACGGGTATTCAACATGGGCCTGCAAAGACACAAGCGGTAGAGTTTGGAAATTTCAAAAGGATGTAAGCATTGCTGGACTAGACGATGAAAAATGCGAAATGGTGACACCAATTCTTAAATACGAAGATATCAATGCATTACAAGAGATAATCAGAATTCTTAGAAAGGCTGGAGCAAAAAGCGATGCAACAAGAATGTGTGGAGTTCACATTCACATTGGAGCAAACGGACACACACCAAAGACAATGAGAAACTTAACAAACATCATGGCAAGCCACGAGAGTTTATTAGCAGTATCATTAGAAATTGATAGAAGCAGAATCGGAAGATACTGCAAAACGGTTGATCCAAGATTCCTTACAGCATTAAACAAAAAGAAGCCATCAACAATGAGCGGTTTCGCAGATGTTTGGTATAGAAGCCAAAACGAAGATTATGGAAGAACTCAACATTACAATGGTTCAAGATACCACATGCTAAACTTCCATGCAACCTTCACAAAAGGAACAATTGAATTCAGACTATTCCAATTTGATGCACCTAAAGATGGCAAGCAAAACGGGCTTCACGCAGGACAACTTAAGAGTTACATTCAATTATGCCTAGCCTTAAGTCAAATGGCTAAGGAAGCCAAAGGAGCCTCACCAAAGCCACAACAAAACGAGAATCCTAAATACGCAATGAGAACTTGGCTACTTAGACTTGGATTCATTGGTGAGGAATTCGCAACAGCAAGAGAGTTCTTAACAAAGAGATTATCAGGCGATGCAAGCTTTAGAAGCGGGGTAAGACCTGCTTCTACGGTTTCAGCTTAAGGAGGTGCAGCATGAGTAAATACTACATTGCTTATGGTAGCAACCTTAACATTAACCAGATGAAAAGAAGATGTCCAACTGCAAGAGTTATAGGGACTGGGTTCATTGAAGATTATGAACTTCTCTTCAAAGGAAGCAAAACTGGTGGTTACCTAACAATTGAAAAAGCGGAAGGCAAATCACTGCCAGTTGCTATTTGGAAAGTAACTGAACTTGATGAACAAGCACTTGATAGATACGAAGGTTATCCAACCTTTTATTATAAAGCTGATGTTGAAATTGATATCAAAGGGATCAAAACAGGCAAAGAGTATCGAAAGAAAGCATTCGTTTATATCATGCACGAGGATCGAGATGTAGGGATGCCTTCAAAGTACTATGTGATGACTTGTCTTGAAGGTTATAAAACATTTGGATTTAGTCCTAAGTATCTAGAAGATGCAATATTAAAAAGTATGGAGGTTAGCAATGAAAACAACAACTGATTTTATTAAAACTTGTCCTTTGTGTGGTAAGGAGTACAAAGGCCATCCAGCGATTTCAAGAGTAGATAACCAAACACCGATATGCCCTACTTGCGGAACCAGACAGGCTCTTGAGGGACTTGGTTTGAAACCTGACGAAATTGAAAAGATAATACTCGAAATTCCAAAAATTGAGGATTTGTAAAGATTTATATCAAAACAAGGAAGTCGACTTAATATGGTCGGCTTTTCTTTTACAAAAATATGGAGGATGAGGTTTTGGGAAGATTAAAGACTTATGTTCCTACCAAGTTCAAAGCCAAAAACTCCGTTTACAGTAAAGAAGCAGCAAACAGAGCTGTATGCTTTATTGAATCACTAAAACACACAGATGGAGTTTGGTATAAAAAGCCGTTTGAACTCCTTAATTGGCAGGAACAAATAATTAGAGACGTATTTGGAATTTTGAAGCCAAATGGATATAGACAGTTTAATACTGCATACATCGAAATACCAAAGAAACAAGGAAAGAGTGAACTAGCAGCAGCGGTCGCTCTTTTACTTACTTGTGGAGACTTTGAAGAAGGTGCTCAAGTATATGGTTGTGCTGCTGATAGAAACCAAGCGAAGATTGTATTCAATGTTGCAAAGAAAATGGTCGAGCTTAATAAGACATTGAAAAAAGCAGTTAAGATCTCTGAATCAAAAAATAGAATCGAATACAAAAACAGCTTTTATCAGGTTCTTTCTGCAGAAGCTTACTCAAAGCATGGCTTCAATATACATGGTGTTGTATTTGATGAGCTTCATGCTCAACCAAACAGAAAACTATATGATGTTATGACAAAAGGTTCTGGTGATGCCAGAAAGCAACCTTTGTTTTTTCTTATTACAACAGCAGGTGATGATACAAATTCTATTTGTTATGAAGTGCATCAAAAAGCAATGGATATCCTTGAAGGAAGAAAAATTGATCCAACATTTTATCCTGTCATTTATGGTGCTGATCCTGATGATGATTGGACTGATCCAGAAGTTTGGAAAAAGGCTAATCCTAGTCTAGGAGTGACAGTAGACATTGAAAAAGTAAGAGCTGCTTGTGAATCCGCAAAGCAAATGCCAAGTGAAGAGAACTCCTTCAGGCAGTTAAGGTTAAATCAATGGGTGAAACAAGAAAAACGCTGGATGCCCATGCGGAAGTATGATGCTTGCTATGTTGATTTTAATCCAGAAGATCTGGAAGGTCGTGTATGTTATGGCGGACTTGACCTCTCGTCTTCAATGGATATTACAGCCTTTGTACTTGTCTTTCCGCCACAAGAAAATGAAGATAAATATCATGTATTACCTTACTTTTGGATACCTGAAGAGAATATGAAGCAAAGAGTAAGTCGTGACCATGTTCCATATGATTTATGGACATCACAAGGTTATCTAAAAACAACAGAAGGTAATGTTATCCACTATGGTTATATCGAGTCCTTTATTGAGGAACTAGGAAAAAAATATAACATTAAAGAAATAGCCTTTGACCGATGGGGTGCTGTTCAGATGACTCAAAACCTAGAGAACATGGGTTTCACAGTTGTTCCCTTTGGACAGGGTTTTAAGGATATGAGTCCACCAACAAAGGAACTTATGAACTTGGTTGTTGGCAAGCGTATCGCACACAATGGTAATCCAGTCCTTCATTGGATGATGGATAATATCTCAATTAGAGAAGATCCAGCTGGAAACATTAAAATGGATAAATCTAAATCAGTAGAAAAAATAGATGGTGCTGTAGCAACGGTTATGGCACTTGATAGAGCAATAAGAAACGAAGGATCTTCTGAGTCTATATATGATTCAAGAGGTCTTTTATTTATTTAAGGAGTGATAGATATGGGAATATTTAAAGGTATTTTTAAGGCAAGAGATAAGCCTGAAAATAGAACAGTTGGAAGCAATTATACATTTTACATGGGTGGCTCAACTGCTGGAAAGACTGTGACAGAACGAAGTGCTATGCAAATGACTGCAGTTTATTCTTGTGTTCGTATCTTGGCTGAGGCTGTTGCTGGGCTTCCACTTCATTTTTATAGATATAAAGATGATGGAAGTAAGGAAAAAGCACTGGATAGTAACTTATATCGTTTATTACATGATGAACCTAATCCTGAAATGAGTTCATTTGTATTTAGAGAAACGCTAATGACTCATTTGCTTTTATGGGGTAATGCTTATGCTCAAATTATTAGAAATGGTAAAGGTGAGATTATTGCTTTATATCCTCTAATGGCAAACAAAATGACGGTAGATAGAGACGATGAAGGTCACCTTTACTACAGTTATTCAAGAAGTACGGAAGAAGCTAATGCAAAAGAAAACTCAACTGTTGTATTATCTCCTAGAGAAGTACTTCATATTCCTGGACTTGGATTTGATGGACTAGTTGGTTACTCACCAATAGCAATGGCAAAGAATGCAATAGGTCTTGCAATGGCGACTGAAGAATATGGAGCTAAGTTCTTTGCAAATGGTGCAGCACCTTCTGGTGTACTTGAGCATCCAGGAACAATAAAAGATCCAGCAAGACTTAGAGAAAATTGGAATTCTACATTTGGTGGCTCAATAAACTCAGGTAAAGTTGCTGTTCTTGAAGAAGGAATGAAGTATACACCAATTTCTATCTCACCAGAACAAGCACAGTTTTTGGAAACAAGAAAGTTTCAGATAAATGAAATAGCTCGTATCTTTAGAGTTCCGCCTCATATGTTAGCGGACCTAGAAAAATCAAGCTTTTCAAATATCGAGCAACAGTCATTAGAGTTTGTGAAATATACACTTGATCCCTGGGTTATTCGTTGGGAACAAAGCTTATATAGATCCTTACTTACAGTTGATGAAAAAAAGAAATATTTCTTCAAGTTCAATTTAGAAGGTCTTTTGCGAGGAGATTATGCTTCTAGGATGTCTGGTTATTCAACAGCAAGACAAAATGGATGGATGTCTGCAAACGACATTCGTGTACTTGAAAACCTAGATAAGATCCCTACTGAACAAGGTGGAGATCTTTATTTAATTAATGGCAATATGCTCCCACTAGGTGATGCTGGAGCTTATGCAAATAAAAATAAGAAGGAGGAAAACGCCGATGAACAAGTTTTGGAATTGGATAAACCAAACAGAAACGGAAGTGGCCGAAAGAGTCCTAGTACTTAACGGAACAATCGCAGAGGAGTCATGGTTTGATGACGAGATTACTCCACGAATGTTCAAAGAAGAACTCGGTAGTGGAACAGGTCCTATTACTATTTGGATCAATAGTCCAGGCGGTGACTGTATCGCAGCAAGTCAGATTTATTCAATGCTCATGGATTACAAAAGTCCTATCACTGTGAAAATTGATGGAATTGCAGCTAGTGCAGCTTCAGTTATTGCAATGGCTGGTACAAAAGTCCTAATGAGTCCTACAGCCCTTATGATGATTCACAATCCGTCAACTACAGCATTTGGTGACCATAAAGACATGGCAAAGGCTATTGAACTACTTGATGAAGTTAAAGAATCAATCATCAATGCCTATGAGATTAAAACAAATCAAACAAGAACTGTTTTAAGTCACCTAATGGATTCAGAAACATGGATGAATGCAAAAAAAG